ATTATCAAAACAAAAGATACAGTTAGAGCCATTTCTAATATCTTTAAAGTATCTAAAAGTACAGTTCATAAGGATTTGCACGAACGACTTTTAGATTTAAACCATGGCCTTTATCTACAAGTAGATGAAATCCTTAAATATCATACAGATATAAGACATATTCGTGGGGGAGAGTCTACTAGAAAAAAATATGAAAAACTAGACACAAACTAAGGGAGTTATGATATAATAGAAAACATTGTGGGTGGTTTTATGGTGGAAAAGGCTATTGGTATTGATTTAGGAACTACAAATATACGTATTTATAAGCGAAAAAAGGGGATTATTTTAAAAGAGCCAAGTTTGGTGGCAATTGATAAAGAAACAAATGAAGCAGTAGCATTTGGTTCAGAAGCAAAGAGAATGTTTGGTAGAACGCCAGATACAATAGAAATCATTAGACCAATTCAAAGAGGGGTAATAGCAGATTTTGAAATGACTGAACAGTTATTAAGTTATTTTATAAAGAAAGCTAAAGTAAGAAATATCTTTTTTAAATCTAAAATGGTTATTAATGCACCACTACAAATAACGAAAGTAGAAGAAAATGCAGTAAGAGAGGCAGCAGATAGGTTAGGATCAAGAGATGTTTATTTGGTAGATTCTATTAAAGCTTCTGCTATTGGAGCAGGGTTAGATATTTCAAGACCAGATGGTAATATGGTTATTGATATGGGCGGTGGAGTAACAGATATCGCTATTATTTCATTGGGAACTATTATTAAGGGAATTTCAACTGCTATTACAGGAGAACTATTTGACAAAAGAATTGTTTCTTATGTGAAAAATAAGTATAAATTATTAGTTGGTGAAAAAACAGCAGAAGAAATTAAAATAGAGGCTACTTCTTTATTTGGTGAAGAAATAACATCAGAAGTAAGAGGTAGAGATTTAATTACGAATCTTCCTCATACAATTGAAATTACTTCTAATGATATAACAGATGCTTTACAAGAAGATATTTATGAATTAATTGATATTATAAAGGAAATGTTAGAAGATGTGCATCCAGAAATTGCTGCAGATATTGCGCAAAAAGGAATTATATTAACAGGGGGTTCATCTTTACTAAGAGGATTAGCAGAATTACTTTCTTTTGAATTAGATATTCCAGTAAAAATCGCTAATGATGGCGAGAATGCAACAGCAGAAGGATTAGGTATTTTACTTGAGAATATCCATTCTATGAAGAGAAATAATAACTAAAAAGAGTACAGATTAAATATCTGTACTTCTTTTATTATATTTTTCTTCATAATATTCTTTTAATTCTTTAAATCTAGCATAGTGTACTACTTCTCTTTGCCTTAAAAATGAAAGTGGTCCAAGTAAGTCTGGGTCATTAGTAATGTTCATTAAATTTTCATAAGTCACTCTAGCGCGTTGTTCAGCAGCCATATCACTGACTAAATCCGCTAAGTAGTCTCCAGTTGCTTCAATATAAGCAGAAGTAAAAGGTACTCCTTCATCATCTACAGGGAATAGTGCATGGTCAAATTGTACATAATGGCTAGTTAAACCAGCTGCCTCTAATTCTTCAACAGAAGCTCCATCCATTAATTGATATACCATAGCTGCTATAATTTCAATATGGGCAAGCTCTTCGGTACCAATATCTGTTAGTAATGCTTTTCCACGTTCATCTGGCATTGTAAATCTTTGATTTAAATATCTCATAGCAGCAGCGAATTCTCCATTAGGACCCCCGTATTGCAACGGGGACTTTTTTTAAAAAAATTATTCAATTTCATTGAAAAATAAGGTTAAAATACTGTTATCATATTCTACTTTATTAATTAATTCATGGGCGATTGTATATTTTTTTAACATTTCAATATTTTCATCTGATATAATTTCATAGGCATTTTTTAAATGTTCTTTGATGATTTTGTTCTTTTTATCTGGTATACTCTTTATTTCGGATAATTTGTTATCTAATTCTTGCTTTTCAATTTGTAACATTCTTTTATTTTCTTTATATTCTTCTAGGGAATCAATGCCAGAAATATAACTATCCTTAATTCTTCTTTCTTTTGTTTTTAAAAAATTTAACTGACTCACTATAATATCTTTTTCATTTATTTTTTTTGTTGATTTTTTAGGTATTACGTTTATTTCAAAAGGCTTATCAAAAAAAATTTTTATTTGTTCTAATATAAGATTTTCTACTTCTGAAGCAAGTAATTCATCAGATACATCACATGTTCCTTTATTATATCCATTGCATCGAATCTTATTTTTTTGTTTAATTAATGTATGCCCACACTTTTTACATCGTACAATTCCCTTTATCCATGACCACGGATTAGATTCTTCTGGTTGTCTTGGTTTTCTAAATGTACGATATTTTTGTAGTTTTTCACGTGCTTTTTGAAAAATTTCGTTGGTAATAATTGGTTCCCAGTTACCTTTTTTTATAATTGATCTCGTATTATCGAATAATTCTTCCCTTTCAAGTTTTCCGTCTGGAGTCCATCTAGAATATCCGATATAAACAGGATTGAGTAGCATATACACTATAGTTCTATTTTCAAATTTTCCTCCACGTTTTGTTCTAAAGCCTAAATTATTAATGTATCTAGCTATATTTATTAGAGACATACCTTCTAAATATTTATTAAAGATTAATCTAATAATATTTGCTTCTTCTTGATTAATAATAAGTGTTCCAGGTTCTGACCCAGTTCTATATCCAAAAGGTGCAGGGGCTTGCCATTTCCCATTATAAGCATTTTCTGTCATTCCTCTATGTACTTCTTGTGATAAATTTATTAAGTAATATTCATCGAACCACTCAATAATTCTTTCTATTAGTTCTCCAAAAGGTCCCTCAATAATTGGTTCAGAAACAGATTTAACGTCTACTCCACATTCTTTTCGCAACAATCCTTTATATAAAATGCTCTGCTCTTGACTTCTAGCAAATCTAGAAAATTTCCAAACCACAATTGTATCAAACGTTTTTTCTTTAGATTTAGCTATAGCAATCATATTATTAAATTCTGTCCTTTTTTGTATTTTGGATCCTTTAGCACTAATGCCATCTTCTTCAATAAAAATATTGTTTAAATCTAAATACATTTCGTTGTTTACGGCATATTTATATATTTCTTTTAATTGTGATAATGGAGACAATTCAAGCTGTCTATCTGTCGATACTCTAATGTATGCAGCTATTATTTTATTCCAAGAAATATTCATTTTAATAGGTTGTAATGCAATCCATTCGGAAAACTCTTTTAAAATCTGTTCTTTCATTATATCTCTTCCTTTTTAGGGGATTTTATGATATAATTATATGCGAAAAAACACATACAATTTATGCAAAATCCACTGTATATTTTGTATTAGTTTAGCGACTATACGTTTTTTCAATTGGACTAGTGTTGCAGCACTAGTCTTTTTTTATGTATTCAGAAATATTTTCAAAAAATATTTTAAAAAAGAAGTCTCTTCTACCATCCATAACACGTCCTATTCTGTTAGGGTCTAGATTCATTAAAGTAAAATAACAGGCATACATTGATAGTTTATAGTCTTCAGATTTATTTTTTATGTAAATAAAATGATTTTCTTTTTTGATAGTTTCCTTCAATTTACTTATAGCTTGTTCTTTTTCATTTTTTACAAATGGTGCCATTAATTCAATAATACCGTCATAATGATTGATGTCATTTACTTCAGTTTTAGCTTTATTAACAATTTTCTTAAAATAACTCCAATTATTGTATTTCAAAAAATTCATTATATCTCTAGCGGACCAATATTCTGTACCTCTTTCATCAATTTGCTTCATATCATCAAATGTTTCTATTTCCATTTTTTAACCTCCTAACAGTCCATTTTGTTAATACTAACAAAATGGTTTTTAGAATCATTATCAATTCTTTCTTTCTCATCGGATATCATTTCATTTATATACTGAATTTCCTCTTCTGTTAAAGTATGTTCTTCTTCAGTAGTTACTAATACGTTTCTATCTGAAATTTTCACTACCTGATCTTTCATATTTATCACCTTTATAATTTAGTTCTTTTTTCAACAGCAACACCAATAATTTTAACTGGCAATTTTTCTATTTCTTCATTGCTATAAAAAGTTGGTTGATAATTGTCACTATTGTTTAAATTTAAAGGAACTAATGTAATTCCATTCTCTGATATTGATATATTTTTAAAAGTTGCATCATATCCATTAACCATAACAGCACAGTCTTTTTTATTCATACTTATGAAATCTTCTACTTTTTCAAATATAACGATATCTTTTTCGCTATATTTTGGAAACATGCTATCGCCGCTTATTTTTAAAGCGAAAAAATCTTTACAACCTTTAAGCCATTCTCTAGGAATATCTATAAATCCTTGTATATCTTGTTGAGCTTCTATTGCTACTCCAGCCTTAATTGTTCCCAAAACAGGAATTTGCACAGTATTAGCAATATCAATATTTACTAATTCAGCATTATCAAATCTTAAATCTTTTCCAAGTAATATTGGAAGTGGGATATTAAGAGCTTCTGAAGCATCAATTGCATTATCTACAGTTGCTCCCATATCTCCATTTTCCCACCTAGTTATTGTTGATTGATGAACTTTTATAAGTTTAGCCATTTCTGTTTTAGAAATGTTGTTTTTTTCACGAATATATTTTAGATTTGAATTAAAGAAATTAGCCATAAAGTTCCTTCCTTTCTAAAAATATTATACATTCATTTTTGCGATTTCGCAAGTTTACTATTGACATTTGCGAAATCGCATGGTAATATGTTGTTAAAGTTAGGAGGGAAACCATGAAGGAAAAATTGAAAAAAGCAATTTCAGAAGAACTAAAAGAGTTACGTAGTGATAGCAAGAAAACTCAAGTGGAAATAGCAAAAATTTCGGGTGTAGATTCATCTACTATTGTTCGTTATGAAAGAAATAATGTAATAATGCAAATTGATACTTTGGATAAAATTATTTCTGCTTATGATATAGATATATTTTCTTTTTTTGAAAAGATAATTGCGAAAACGCATGAAAAAGACAAAATTAATTAAAAATATATAGTCGCTAAACGTAAATACTTGAAAAAAATCGAATAGTAAAACTTGTGTACTAATGACTCCTTTTTAATTGGATATTTTAAGCATAAATACCTCTATACTACAATGCTACAAAACTTTACTAGTTTGAAAAAACCAGTCTAAAACAAAAATAAAGTTCTATCATACAACAAATTAGTACACAAGTTTTACTATTCGATTGAAAAACATATTTTTAAGTGAGGTGATTCATGAACAAAAAAAAGAACAATCATAAAAGATTGCAAATAATAGTGGCTAATCCACCAAATAAAGAACAAGCTGATAAATTAATAGATCATGTAAGTGAAATAATTAAATTAAAATATTATTCGTAGAAAGGACTGGAATAATGAATAATAAAAAAAATAGAGAAAAATTTGCCTGGCAGCTAAATATTTCTCTTAATTCATTATACCATAAAAGGTGAAAAATGAAAACTAAAAATAAAAGGAACAAATGGAATTACAAGAATATTTTCAGAGCATTACTGGGTCTAGCTTCAGCTGGATTAGTAATACACGATTTTATTCTTGTTTTAATTTTACATAAATGTGGCTGGACCTGGTTTGGCTTCACAACTTTTTTAGTAGCTGTTTGCTATCTAGTTTATTGCTTTGATTGGTTTTATGTAAAAGAAGGGAGGGGTTAATGTGTCAGTAACTAAAAAGGTGTTGTGTTTTTGCTTTTTTTTGAATTTTGCAGGATTTGTACTTTCTATTATAGCTATCATAATTGTGTCTAGGAAGTTAGGAGTTACTATTGCAGGTATTTGGGCATTTAAGAATATGCTTGAGATTAATCATGATTTAAAAAAATTAAAAGAAGAGGGATATTAATATGGCTTCTAAAAAAAATCAACCTTATTTACCATTGTATGTCCAAGATTTTCTAACAGATGAGAAATTGAATGAGTGTAGTGCAGCAACTACAGGAGTTTATATAAAAATTATGTGTGTAATGCATAAATCAGATCCGTACGGAACAATTTTGCTTAAGCAAAAAGACAAGCAAAGTAGTGAGCAAATAAAAAATTTTGCTTATAAATTATTAAAATTTTTGCCGTTTGAATTTAATGTTGTGTATGATGCACTAATCGAATTAGTAGATGAGAAGGTTCTCACAATTGATGGTGATATGCTTTTTCAAAAAAGAATGGTTTATGATGGAAAAATAAGTGAAAGTCGGTCCCGAGCTGGCCGCCGTGGAGGTTTAGCAACCCAACTTGCTTCAAATTTTGCTCAAGCAAAAAATGAAACAAACGAACAAGCAAAACCACAAGCAAACTCTGAAAATGAAGTTGTTATTGTAGTTAATAATACAACTACTAATACTACTAATACTGTTAATGATAATAATTTAAATATATTTAATGAAGATATATTTAATTACATCGAGAAAAATTTTGGAAGATCCTTATCCCCAATTGAGATAGATAAAATTTTATCTTGGCAAAAAGATTTTGAAATAGATAACTCCGAAGAATCCACCAATGAGGCATTAAAAATGATTAAGTATGCTGTAGATCTATCTGTGTTCCAGAATGTAAAAACGTTTGCGTATGTAGATGGAATTTTGAAAAATTGGAAAGCCTTAAATTTTAAAACATATCAGCAAATCAAAGATGCTGAAGATAAAAGGTTAAACAGAACAAGGAATTCAGCTTCAGCAACTGAAGTATTCGATTATGACTGGTTGAATGATCCTGGAGATGACTATGAAAACTGAAGTATTTATTTTTGGAAAATTACTTTTATTTGATGTGGAAAAAGGGATTGCAAAAGTTTCAACGGGAAAAAGAAATAGTGAATTTTATATTTCTTTTGAGAATAGGGATTCACGTTTTTTGCCAGCAATCAAAAAAATAGAAAAATTGGAGATTGGATGTTATGTTACGATTAAAGGCTACCTAGAATCTACAGAAAAAAATAAAAAAATAAAGATTATTTGTACAAGCATTCATAATGCAAAAATGACAAATAAAGAGAGAGTTCAAATAGATTTATTCTCTCAAGATGAAGAATAGAAAGAAGGAATATTTATGTTTATTACAAATAAAGACGTAATTGCTAATCAAAATAGATTAGAAAAAAATTTAATAGCGAAGTTTACTGAATTAAAAAAAGAATCTGGAGAAAGAGATTCGAAAAATATAAAATGTTTAGAAGAAATTCAGGAGAGCATACAGGTTTTGTCATCTGATATTTCTAAAATTAATAACGATGCTATTTCAACAGCTTTAGATAGTCTGTCAGAAAAAGTATCGTTAGCTTTTAAAAATACCGAAAGTGAAAAAATAAAGAAGTTAGAAAATACTGTTAAAAAATTGGAATCGGATAAAACAGTTCTTGAAGGATCTAATACTAAAATCCAAGAATCTTATGAAAATATGAAACAACAGTTAGAGGTTGCTAATAAAGCAAGACAAACCGCAATGGCGAAGTCTGGAGCTACTTCTAAAGCTCTTCAAAATGCAAATAAGAAAGTAGCAGAATTAGAAACAGTAAATAAGCAACTAGTAGCTGATAAACAAGAGCTAGAAGAAACAATCAATTCCCAGAATGAATTGATTAAAAATATCACTGATGAGAATACAAAATTAAAAAATAAAAAGCCAGCACCGACTCATGATCAATTGGTTGAGGATAAATTGTTTCATGGAAAAAGAAGGAAGTTTAGAAAATAGTCTATGAAATATGAGATTATACAAGAATATCCAAAGTATTACCTTACACGTTCGGAGGCAGGATTTAAAGAGTGTTTCTCCAAATGTGAAAATGGGACCAGGTATACGATTGAAAATGAGAAATACATAGTAAAAATAAAACAAAAAGAGGAAGAAGAAAAAGAAGATTAAAATTTAGGGGTGATTGTGTGAATATTTTTTCTAAAGAGTTTTTAACTCAAAAAATGGAGGATTGGCTTTTACTTCTCTATGATGAAGAGAAAGCGGATAACACTTTAAAAAGGTATCGTACAAATGTCACCTCTTTTATATCTTTTGTTTCTGGAAAACCGATCCATAAAGATACTACTCGTGCATTTAAAGATAAGATTAGCACAATTGATAAGTATGTTCCAAATACATCAAATAACTACCTAGTTGTAGTAAATAGTTTTTTAAAGTTTTTAGGTTATGAGGACCTATGTATTAAAATCATAAAAGTTCAAAGAAAAACATCTATCGATGATTACATTGATTATACTGACTATCATCGATTGCTACGTTGTTCTTTAAAAAAAAGTTTTATTCGAGATTATCTTATAATCCGTGTTTTTGGAGAAACTGGAATAAGGGCAGCAGAATTAAAATATTTTACTGTAGAAAATTTAGGACCAACAATGTCCGTTAAAAATAAAGGAAAAATAAGAGAAATAACTATTCATAGAAGTTTGTTGTCAGCACTCCGAAAATATTGCAGAGATAATCATATAACTAGTGGTTATATCTTTTTTGGAAGAAACCGAAATACCCCGCTTCACGAATCATCGGTAAGAAAAATTGTTAAAAGAGCTGCCGGAAGAGCTAGAGTTAAAAAATCGAAGATTCATCCGCACAGTTTTAGACATTATTTTGCCGTTAGATATCTGGAAGCTTATCCCGAGGATATTGTAATACTATCTGATCTTTTAGGACATGAAAGTCTCGAAACTACAAGAATATACACAAAATTAAGTAATATGCAAAAGGAAAAGAGGTTGAGAAATGTTAAATTCTAAAAAAATTAAAGTAATAGAATTCGAGAATAGCAAAATTGAATATACATACAATCCCAAAACAAGAAATGTAAAGATTTTAAATTCATATAGAATTAAAAGTAAAAGAAGAATGAGGTATTTCCTTTATGTGATTCCAGAAATGCAATATATAAAACGAAGTATAAATTCCTGTTTACATGAGTGGAGAGCTCATAATTGGTTATATGACCATGGTTTATTTAAAAAAAATACGGAAGATTGTGATTTGACTTCCAACGAGCCTATAAGAAAAAGATTTTGTTATTGGCTCATAGAAAAATTTTATAAAGGTTAATATGGAATCTTGCTTATTAAAAGTTATAGAAGCTATTTGTCTTTGTAATTCAAAAGCCTATATTAAACCACTTTTAAGATATAAAATGTGAGATTTATTTGAAAGGAGAAAGAATATGGAAAAAGAAGATTATAGTGTAAAAAAATCAATAGAGATGTTTTATAAATTAGGACTCTCTTACGATGATATTGATCAATATGATATTTACGAATTAATTAAATTGTTAAATAAACAAATAGCAGATTATAATCAAAATATCATTTTTATGATAAAGGAACCTATTTTTGAAGGTAAAGAGAAGAATGTCCTTTTTAACACTTCAGGAAGATTAAAGTTTGCAGAAATTAGATGTTTAGGAGCTTATTTTGATGATCGTCAAGCAATAACCTTTGATGAAGATGGAACAATTACTATAGCTACTTGGACAGATCCAAAAAATAGAAGAATATTTACTTCGGCATTCCGTCTTTGGTGTATTTATCTATATTGCAGTAAGGATGTGAATCATGATTAGACAATTAGGTACAGACAAATATCAGCTAGGCAAGTATATTACTGTAATAGCACAAAAGAGTATGCGTGATTCAGACTTTCCTTGTTACGATTTAAGAAGTAGTAAAAATTTGAAAGTAGGACTTGGAACGATTGAGTATTACTCTCAATGGCATCAATTTTGCTATTTTCCCGTCCCTAGAACAGTTTTTGACAGTCAATGCCTACAAGATATCATCTCTTTCTTAAATCAGCTAAATAGGGGGTTAAAAACGTGTTAAAGGTAGTTGATGATAAAAAGGGATTAGAATCCGTTGGATTACAGTATTTAGATGCAATTATTAACGATGGCGAGACTATTGCAACAAATGTTTGGACTTTATTAGATGAAGATTTCAAAAAGGATATAGAATTAGGAACTGTAGAACATATTTGGGTAGAATGCTATATCAATCATTCTGGAGAAATAGCATTTTGCCAATTTCCAGAATGTAGAAGTGAAGGTGCTTTAATAAAATTGGTATATGATCTAACGAAAAATGGATTAGCTGTTTGGGAGGATGATTAAATATGAAGGCAATAATAGATAATAAAATTTATGATACAGATAAAGCAGATAAAATTTTTTCCTATCAACATAAGAATTCTGCTCCTACAATAATCAAAAATTTATATTATAATTTTTGGGAAAACGCAGATATTTATAAAACTAAAAAAGGAAATTATTTTACTTATTTTTCTAATACAGAAGGATATAAAGAGAAGTTTAGAATCGAAACCGTTTCAGAAGAACAAGTTAAACTATTGATTGCACAATTAGATCCAGTTACTTTTATAAAAATTTTTGGAGAATTGGAGGAGGGATAAAATGTATATAAATCCATTTTTAGTAGGTTTTTTATTAGGAATTATAATTACTATTATTGGAATCGTAGCATTAGGCTTGTATTTAAGTAAAAAGAAGTAAATTAGGAGGTAGAAAATGAATAGCTTGTTAGAAACAATTAGTAATAAATCAACTGATCAATATAAGATAATAGAGGCTAAACTTAATTATTTAGTAGATTATTTGTATTATGTGATTAATAAACAAGATGGTGTTATAGAAGGGGAAGCATTTGATTTAATTTGTTACACCTTAAATATTTCTCCTACTGATCATCAAAAAAGAGGGGCGACTAAAGATGAGTAATGATAGTGCGATAGGGTATGCATTAGCAGCTATGAAAGAACTTGGATATACTGAAAAAAATATGGAATCATTCATTAATGAAATGAAATATCAATTCGATACAAAAATGGAGGAAGCAGCAGAAGAATACTATTATAATCAAACTTGGAGAAACGATGAAGAAGATTAAAAATTGGGAAGAATTAGCACAAGTCCCTCCAAATGATAAGTACAAAATAATAGTTGATTCAGATAGATGCTGTGGATGGATAGTCCCTAAATGCGATGAACCATCTGAAGATTTGAATATTTATAATTGCAATTGTAATGATGAAGAAAAAGAATATTTTGAAACTCATTGCTATTTAAGTACACACACTTTTTATGGTAGTCAGTATAAAGAATCTTCCAAGCTCTTACAGAAATATGGATTTGATATCGAATTAGATAATTGGGATAAAAAGTAATATTGTTATAGGAGGTAATATGATATTTATTGGAGATCAAATAAGAAGTAGAGTTACAGGATACAAATATACAGTATTAGATATCAGAACAAGGGGTGGCGAACAGCAAGTTAAAATTAGAAATTATGCAGCGGATGGAATGAAAAGTTGGTGGCCTTTAGATAGATTTAAAAAGGAGTCATCTAGACAAATGCCCACTATTGCAGTGATATCACCTAAAAATTACCATATTCATATTCTTAAAGATAATGGTAATACGTTTTGCAAGATAAATAAACAAGAGCAGATAAAAAGATATGATCCGTTTTTAACAAAAAAGTCAAGGAAAAATAAACATGCTAATATCGATGATTCCAAATATATATTATTAGTTTTTACCTCTACACTTCCTGCTAAAGCTGAAGTGTATTATGGTTATGATGCTTATGAATTAAAAAAATTTGCAAAACAAGAGAAATTTAATTGTTATGATATTTACAAAATAGAAGAACCAACTATAATTAGGAGAATAAATGAGTAGAGATATTCTATTTAGGGGATATTCTAAAGCTTTTAATAATTTCATTTATGGTGATTTAATACACTCTTCAGAACAAATTTTTAATATATCGATTCCATCACATAGAAAATATTTGATAAAATTATCTGGTGATTATGGTAGCTGGAGTGTAATACCGGAAACAGTAGGACAATATATAGGTATTGATGATAAATCTGGATTCAAAATTTTTGAAGGGGATAAATGTAGGCATTACATAAATGATGATTTTGATATTGTTGAAGAAGGAATAGTTGAATATTTAGATTCTAGATATATTTTGAGAACTGATGATAAGAGCTATACTGAATTTATGTTTATAAAATCAGAAGACATTGAAATAATAGGCAATATATATGAAATAAAGTAGTTATAAACTAGGATAGTAAATAGCATTAAAAAATATTAAAATAAGCTGTTGACACCTCAATTTTATTTATGATATAATGAATATTTTTTTAAATAGATGTTTATATCTACTTTTAGGAAAGAGGGCAATTAGATGGAATTAAAAGAAGGAATGTATGTTAGAACAGTAACTGGAGAGTTCTATAAAATAAATAAGATTGATTGTGATAGGATTATTTTTAAAGATTACTGTTGGTTGAGCATAGAGAATGTCAAAACTGCTAGTTATAATATAATCGAATTAATAAAAACAGGAGATATTCTTTTAGGAAAAGATGGAAGAATATATCAATGCTGGAAAGTTTACAAAGATTATGTATTTACTTATTCTAAAAATGAATATGGTCAAACAATTATATTAGTAGATTATCAAATAGATAGGATTTTATCAAAAAAACAATTTGAACAAGTAAGTTATAAGGTAAGTGATTAGATGGATATTTTTAAGGAAATGTTAAATAGATTACAAGATCATATTGATAAAGATTCAACAAGAGTACTTTTAATATTCGATAATGATAATCAGTATAATATGTATATTGGTTTTAAATATAGTAATTTAATAATATGTACATTAGAAGATTTACTGTCACCTCATTTTCTTGATAGCCTTAGATTTAAAAGATATGTATTTATGTAGAAAAGAGGTGATTAAATGAGAAAAAAGAAAATAACGGAAGAATATATCTATTTAGCAAAAGAAACAATCAACAATAAAGATAAGCAGATAGATGATCTAATGAGATTAAACAGGGATGTATTGAATCAACTAACCAATTTTATGTATGAATTTAGAGAGTATATAAAAATGGAAAAATCTAAACAGGAAATAGAAAAAAATGTACTGAAAAAAGTATCAAAAAAATAGCAAAACTATTTTTAATAAAAAACAACGGATAAAGCCTTTAAAGTCAAAGGCTTATATAAAACATATTAGAGTCTTGATAATATAAGATTATCGAGAATTAGAAAAGAGGTAAAAATGTTACAAAAATTAAAGGCAATTTTGAATTCAATTCCTGATCCTGAATTAGCCAATTATAATCTTATTGTCTCTGACTCTGAATTAGCTTCTATGCTTTTAGAGAATAACAATATTTGTTTGTTTCCTGAAAATGATAGAAAACAAATCGCAGACTTTATGGAATCTGTAAATAAAGATAATAACATGAAATTATCAGAAGAATAATCTTTACACATTCATATGTATAAGTGAGAGGGGGTGATAATATGACGGTTGATGATATATCTATTGATAAAATGAAAGGTGATGTGTTTGCAATTGCAGTAAATCAAAATGAAAATGCAGATTTAATTCCTCTGGGAGCAGAATTCAATGTTTATGATAAGGATCATAAACTTATTGGTTTTGTTGGAGTACATCGTGGTATTGTAGCATTTTGCTCTATCAATCCTCCTAAAAATTTATATACATCGGATTATACATTTGAATTAAAAGAAAAATAAGTTAAATAAAAGGGGTGTTTAAATGCCAAAAGAAAAGAGCCTAATAGATTTACATTTTCAACATTATCGTGATGTAGTAGATGATTTAAAACAGTTGATGTCTGAATTGCAAATTAAAAGAGAAAATCTATATACTCTTACCGGCACATCTTATGATGAGCTTGTAAAGAGCCATGAACATGTTGGAATCGACCATTTTTTGAAAGAGATTCAAGATTTAGAAGATAAGATTAAAAGCAAAGAAGAAGAGAGGAAAGAACTCTATGATGATCATTCTATAGAGATATCTGAATTAGATAATATTAGTAATCAAAGAATCCTTACATATTTTTATCTAGATAGACTATCTATTGATCAAATTGCTTCTATTTTATATCTTTCTTCAGCACATGTTAAAAGACTAAAAAAGGAAGCGGTAACAAAATTTGAAAAAATGATACTGAATAATACTTGATGATACTTGATAATACTTTCAAAATGTGAAATAATGTATGTGTGAAATTCTAAAAGAGAGATGCAATTCATCTCTTTTTTTGTTAAGAAGGGGTACATGAAAAACGAGTATTTAAAAAATTATTTAATAGATCTAATTGCTAAAGGTAGAATCGAACAGTTTTATCATCGCTCTGATTGGAAGGCTTTAAAAAAAGATGTTTTTAAAAAACAACATTTTGAATGTCAAGAATGTTTAAAAGATAATATTCTTACTATTGTAGATTTAGAATGCCCTTGTCATCATGTCAAGGAATTAAAAGACTTTCCGGAATTAGCCTTATCAGAAATTTATATTGATGAACTGGGGAATAAACAAAGAAACTTATTAGCATTATGCTTTAAATGTCATAATAAAATACATAATCGTTTTCAAAAGAAAGATACCTTTTTTAATGAAGAAAGATGGTAGATATATATACCCCCGTACTCCCCATAGGAGTTTTTTTATTAGGGGGGGTAATCAACCGGGGGGGACAAGCATCCGTACATTTTTGAAAAATTTTCACGAAAAAATACAGATTTGGGGTGATATTTTTGCCTTCAAGTTTATCTCAAAGCGAAAAAATCGCCAGAACCAAAACAAGAAATTCAATTGAGAGTAATCTGACTGAAGAATCGTTAAGTAAGCAATTTATTAAAGATCAAATATCAGAATATATGAACTATTACGATATTATGAAAAAAATAAATTTTCAGTTAGCAGCTAAACAAGAAATTGATAAAGATTATATGGATTTGGTAAAAGAGAAAAGGCAAATTTCTAAAGAATTAAGAAATATATTAGATTTTTTATTGCCTTTTAGTAAAGAAAAAAATCCAATAGAACCTGATTCAGCTGGTGACGATGAAATTACATTATAATAAATATATAGATCCATATATTCATAAAATTTTGAATAATGAAGTTCCACACAATATTGAACAAGAACAAATGATAATTAATAATGTTATTCCAGTTTTAGATCGTGACGATGTTATTATAGATTCTAAAAAAATCGAAGATGGGTTATCTCTTCAGAAATATTTTGATTATCAATTAAACGATTGGGAAACGTTTCTTTTTGCTTTAATTGTAGGAGTATTTTTTTCTGATTATAGTGATATCTTCTTTAATGAAATTTATGGAATTGTTGGCCGTGGAGCTGGAAAAAATGGTTTTATTAATTTTGTAGCCTTTTATTTTTTAAGTCCTTATCATGGAATTAAAAATTACAATATTGATATTCTTGCTAATAGTGAGGAGCAAGCTTCTACTTCATTTGATGATCTTTATGACTTAATAACCGATAATCCTAATCCAGCCAATAAACCCGCATTAAAGAAATATTTTTCCGCAACTAAAAATTTAATCGTTGGAAAAAAGACTAATTCTAAAATGAAAAAGAATACTTCTTCTCCAGGAGGAAAAGATTCTAAAAGAACTGGTGCGATTATAGTTGATGAAAAACATGAGTATACAAGAAAGAATGCTTTAGCATTTTACAATCTAAAATCTGGTTTAGGAAAGATTCCATTTGCACGAATCATCACTATTACTTCAGATGGTTTAGTTCGTGGAGGACCTTTAGACCAGGATAAAGTCATGTTCAAAGATGTATTATCGCAGTATAACCCTAAAAATAGGAAATTGATATTCTGGTGCAGAATTGAAAAGGAGGAGGAATGGAAAGATCCTAATTCCTGGATAAAGGCCAATCCTTCTATAAATGATTTTCCAGTATTAAGAAGAACAATAGAGGCAGAAGTTGCTGATATGGTATATACTCCTGATTATTTTCCAATATTCATGGCCAAAAGAATGAATTTTCCAATTGGCGATAGAACAATAGAGGTTGCAAAGTGGGATGATTTAATTGCTTGCGATAAAGAGCTTCCGTTAGAAGAATTAAAAGGGAAAAAATGTATTGGTTGTTTAGATTTTGCAAAGACTGATGATTTTGTTGTTTGTGGATTGCTATTTAAATATAATAATCGTTATTATTTTCTACATCACACATTTGTGTGTAAGAATAGTTCTGATTTAATAGGAATAAGTGCTCCTTTAGATGATTGGGAACAAATGGGAATGCTCGAATATGTTGATGATGTAGAAATACCTACGGATTTAATATCTGGTTGGTTTGAAGCGAGAATGAATGATGGATTTCAAATAGTAAAGATGGCCATCGATAACTTTAGATATTCTTTAGTAAGTTCAGCATTGAAGAAAATTGGATTTTCTGATGAATATAAGAATATTAAATTAGTACGGCCATCAGATTTAATGATGGCTTCACCAATCATAAATTCTATCTTTTTACGTCATAATTTAAGTTGGGGTATTTCATCCATTCCTGGAATTCAATGTATCATGTGTTGGTATACCAATAATGTAAAGAAGGCATTGTATAATGGCAATGTTCGATTTGAAAAAATAGAAGAACATTATAGAAAAACAGATGGGTTTATGGCTTATGCAAATGGAGTAACTTTAATTGAAGAACTAGATGAGGAAGATCTAGTTTTAGATGATACTGTAAAAAAAATAATGACAACACTAACTTTTTAAGAAAGAAGGTGATTTATGATACGAAAAATAAACCTTTTTGAGTGGTTATCTAAAAAGAAATTTAAAAATAAAGAACCAACAGATGAAGAAATTATGGATACTATATTTGATACTAAATACGAATCCTTTTCTGTAAAATTGTTGGCAGTTAATTTAGCTATTTCTTATATTGCTGATACTTTTAGTAAATGTAAGTTCCAATTTTATGAAAATGGCACGAAAGAGAAGTATTCTCCAAAATACTATTTATTTAATATAGGTCCAAATAAAAATATGTCAGCAACCATTTTAAAAAGAAATTTAATTTTTAAATTGTTTTTAGATGGAGAAGCTTTAATCTTTTCAGAAGATGGAAACCTGTATTTAGCAGATTCTTTTTTTAGGGAAGAACATCCTTTAGGTGAGGATAGATTTACTAATATTTCTATAAAAAATGAAACAAAAACATTTGATAAAGATGCATCAAATGTTTTTTATTTTAGTTTTGAAGGGAATGGAATTAAGCATTTAGTAGATTCTTTATATTCTGATTATGTAGATTTAATGAACTATGCAATTAAAAATTATGAGGCCAGTGGCTCGGAAAAATATAAGTTGAAAATAGATCATTCAAAACTCAATGATCATGGTTTTATGGAAGAATATGAGAATGTAATTAAAGCACAACTTAAGACTTTCATTGAGAATCCGAGAGCAGTTTATCCTGAATTCAAAGGATATTCTTTAGAAAAAGTGGGAGAATCAAATAATCATAAAACAGATTCTTCTGATATTCTCGCTTTGAAAAAAGATGCGTGGGAAACAATTTCAATGGCTTTTAAAATTCCTATTTCTTTACTTTATGGAAATATGACAAATGTTAAAGATTTACAAAATATGTTTTTTACTTTTGCTCTTGATCCAGTTAGAGAAATCATAGAAGCAGAGGTAAATAAAAAGACATATAGATATTCTGATTATGAAAAGAAAAATTATTGTGCAATTGATAAGAACGATATTGTACATACCGATGTATTCGATATCGCTGATAAAATTGATAAATTAATTTCTAGTGGATTCTATTGTATTGATGAAGCGAGGGAAAAGGTGGGAGAAGAACCACTTAATACAGAATTCAGTCAACAACATTTTATGACTAAAAATTACGCAATAATCGAAGAAATATTAAAAACTTTGAAAGGAGGTGGATAGTGTGAAAGAACAATTGAAAAAATATTATACTATGCAGATTGATAAAGAATCTAAAACAGCTGATATCACAATTTTTGGTGATATTACTAGTTGGCCATGGTTAGAATCAGATGTTTCTAGTTATAAACTTTCCAAAAGACTAGAGGAATTAAAGGACGTTGAAAATATCATAGTTCATATTAATTCTTATGGCGGTGAAGTTGCCGAAGGATGGGCTATTTATAATTCACTTGTAAATCATTCAGCGAAAGTAACAACAATAGCGGAGGGTTTTGCTTGTTCAATAGCATCTGTTATTTTTATGGCTGGAGAAGAAAGGATTGTAAATAATGTATCAGCTTTAATGATTCATAATGTGTTAAGTTTTGCTTCTGGAAATGCGAATGAATTGAGAAAGACAGCTGATGATTTAGAAAAATTAAATAATTTGTCTAAAAAAGCTTATTTGAAATACATTAATATTTCTGATGAAGAATTACAAAAACTGATGGATGCAGAAACTTTCTTAACTCCAGAGGAATGTTTAGAAATGGGATTTGCAACTTCTATTAAAAATGAAGTAGTAAGTAAGCCAGCACAATCAGCTAGAAAATCAATTATGAAGAAAATATTTTTGAATGAAGCTAATTCAACTTCTGATGTTCAAGAAGAATCAGAAGGGGGTGAGGATGAAATGAAAAAATATAAATGTGAAGAATGTGGTTACATTCATGAAGGCGAATTGCCTGAATATTTTGTATGTCCAGAATGTGGTGCCTCAAAAGATTCCTTTGTTGAGGTATCAGATGAAGAGGAACCACCAGGAGAGGAAGGTTCTGAAGAAGAGGAGCCAACTACAGAAGATACAGCTAATCAAAAGGCTTATCATTTTTTTAATGCAATTGCAAATGAAAGGGGAGAAGAATAATGAAATTTGAAATTGGAAAAAATAATGATACTATTAAACAAATTGCGGAAGCATATAAATCAGGAGATGCAAAGGCAATCAGCGAAGCTTGGAATACTTATAATGAAGAGGTTCAGCAATCTATTAAAAAACAATTTGATGAATTCATGAATAATTTTGATAATAAGGTTGCAGTAGCAAGAGGCTGTAGAGTTTTAAATTCAGCAGAATTAAAATTCTATAATGCTTGGATTGAATCAGCAAAATCAAGTAATCCAAAACAAGCTTTTGAAGATTTAATTTCAAAAGAGGGAATGCCTGAAACAATCTATGAAACAATTTATGAAAATATTATTCAAGAAAGTCAATTGTTAAAGCATGTTAGATTTGAAGATGTAAAATTCTTAACAAAGTGGATAATGGCAAAACCAGGAAAGGAAAGAGCAATTTGGGGAGAAATAAACTCTGCTATCACAAAACAAATAGAAGGTAATTTTGAATTGTTAGAGATAGTTCAAAACAAATTAACAGCATTTTTAATTTTACCTAAAGATATGCTTGATTTAGGCCCAACTTGGTTAGATTCTTATGTTAGAAAATTAATCGTACAAGCTATCATTTTGGGTCTTGAATACGGTGTTGTTTGTGGTAAAGGTGTTAAAGGTGAACCAGTTGGTTTAATAAGAAATTGTAAAAAAGATGTAGAAGTTAGTCAAACTGAAGGTTATCCTTTAAAGGATAAAATTGTTGTTATTGATTTTACACCAAAAACTTACGGAGCATTAATAGCAGATAATTTGTTAAAAGATGAGGACGGTAATATTAAAGTATTATCTAGTGTTCAATTGCTATGTAATCCAGTAGATTATTTTAGAAAGATTATGCCAGCGACAACAGTAATGAATACTGATGGATCTTATACAAAAGATATTTTTCCATTTAAAACAGACGTAATTCAAAGTATTTTTGTTGATGAAAAATCAGCTATTTTAGCAGACCTACCTAATTATTTTTTAGGAGTTGGTCATTCAAAAAATGCTCAAATTGAATACACTGATGATGTTAAATTCTTTGAAGATCAAAGAGCTTACAAAACTAAATTATATGCGGATGGTAAACCTATGGATAATACTGTTTCTGCGGTATTAGATATTACTAATTTAGATCCTTCATACATTACAGTTCTTGCTAAACAATTGACTCAACCAACTACAGAAGATACAGCTAAAAAAGAGGAAGAATCAACTCCACAGGTTTAATAAGGAGGATTTATGGATATATTAATTAGTCTTGTAAAATCAAAATGTTACCAAGTATCTGATGATGATTCTGAAGAAAATATTTCTAGATTAGAAATTATTATGGAAGATGCTGAAATTAAAGTTAAAAGTATGTTAGGAATAACAGACAAAAATTTTGATTTTGCAAAGCCAGGAAAAGAGAGAGATTTATTTTTAAATTATTGCTTTTATGCATGGAATGACAAAACCGAGTTTTTTAAAAATAATTATTTAGACGATATTATGAGTATTAGAGCAGAGTATGAAGTAAAGTATAGAAAAGAGCATAGTCATGAATAAAGAAATAGATTCTTATAATGACGGAATCGCTTATTTTTATAAACCACTTGCTAAAATGAATGAATTTGGAGCAAAGATTAATTCCAAAAGAAAAGAAGATTTCCAGTCATCTGGATCTTCTTTTTTTAAGGAAGAAACGAGGCGTGTACAAGACTATCAATTTGCAGAGGGACTGAATCATCAATTGACTTTAAAAATTTCCATTCCCTATAAAACAATATCATCAGATTTAAAAGTAGTAATAGCTAACTATTTATACGATTTAATTCATTATGATATTGATAGAAAAAGAAGAAAAGTTTTCTTGTATTTAGAGGGGGTCGGAAACTTTGAGTGATGATTTAAAAGCCAAAATATATGAAAATTTGATAGCAATTGATCCTAATTCGTTTTATGGGTTAGCAAGTGAAACTTTTCTTCGTACTACTCAAGAATTAAATTATATTGTTTTTGGTTCTGGAGGTTTTTCTAAAGCTGGGACAAGTGGTACAGATTTAGTAGATTATTTTACAGTAGCTATTATTCGTGAAAGCTTTGTTTCAGATACAACAAAACAGAAAGTTATTAAAGCAATGTTATCTATTCCTGGTGTCAGATTAGCTGATAAGGATGCACAATCTTCTTTTATGAAAAAGGGAACAACAGATACTTTGATAGAATTGCTAGTTATTACTTTTGCTAAAGCTCGAAAAGGGTATGTAGATGCCAGCAATTAAAAATAATTTTTCGATAAATTATGAAGATTGTTTAAAGCTCCAGGAGAGGATTCAAAAGATCGGATATGATAGTGAAAAAATTATTAATGATTATGTGCATATTGATGTCGCAGAGCAATTAATAGAAGCAATGACTAATAGGATTCCAGTATCGAAAAAGGGGAAGAGACATGCTAAATATAATCTTTGGTATTCCCAAACAGATTTTAATTTAGCTGTTGATATCTCCAATAACTTAAAAGGAAAAAGAGGTACCTCATTTTATTATTTGTATTATGTGGTTACTGGAACAGGTACAAATAAGGATAGAGGACCAGATGACTTCATGTCAAAAGGACTAGAATCGGAATACAACAAGGTTGTAGATGGGATTTTAGCACAATTAGATAAATATTTAGAGGGAGGTATAGTATGAATAATGATCATAGCGAAGAATATTCTTATTTTGAAATAAAAAATGCTTATGCTAGGCTTTTAAATTTCCCAGAGGAACAAGCCGAACGTTTGGGATGTATTGGTAAGTATGAATCAACAATGAATACAAAGACAGTTGTAAAAAAATGCGAGGGTGTAGAAAGAAAGTCTAGAACTCGTGCAGATGGAACTGGAACAGCAAAATTAACTCTTCACATGAATATGAAGGTATATAGAAAACTTTATGGTGTTAAAGATGATTATATAAAAGGAGTTTACTCTTATGGCGATTCTTCAAGACATCAACCTTTCTGTTTAACAGCTGAAGTATACGATGAAGATGGTAATGAGATGCTTTTAGCTGTTCCAAACACCATTATTCCGTCTGGTAAAACTATGAATATTGAAAATGGATCAGAAGAAGTTGCTGAAATTGAGATTGAATTAAAGATTATGCCAGACAATAACGGCCAAGGTGAGTATACAGCATTTGTTTCAGAATTAGAAAATGATTCAGTTAAAGAAAGTTGGCTTACTAATTTCACAAGTGATTTAGTAAAAAAGACAGTGCCAACAGAATAAGAGAATAGGAGGAAATATTAATGGAAAAAGTTTATATAGTAATAAATGTTTTTGAGGATAAAAACGATAAGAGAAACCGTTATGCAGTAGGTACACTTGTTCATATTGAAAATCAAGAACGTGCTGATAGTTTATTAAAAAAGGGTTTTATTAAGGAGTATAAAATGAATTCTGAAATAGATGCAGAAAGTATTAAGAAACTTGTAGAAAAAACAATTGAAGATTATCAGCCATCTAATCCACCAGCGGAAGTTCCACCAACTTCAGATAAAGTCCCATCAAAAAAGGAGACTTCTAAATAATGATGGAAACAAATGCTTTGAAATTAATGAATGGGGAAGAGGTAGAATTATCTATAACTTTTCAAAGATTGGCACTTCTTCAAAAAGTAAATCCGAATATTTATAATGAATTCAATAAAATGATGGGTAATAGTAAATCAACACCAGATATTTTATCTATGATACTTCCACTTTATGTAGGGTATTGGTGTAAAAATTATGAAGTCGGAAATCAAATTTATACGTATGATGAATTCAGGGATTTGTGTCCATTTGATTTTAATTTAATTAGAAAAAAGATGAATCAGCTTATTAATCCCAAAAAAAAATCAGATTTAGATCAAGCTTCATAGAAAAGACCCATATTAGTAATTCAGATATTAAAATACCAGAAATTATTTTAGAAGATATAGAGGATTATTATACTTATTTCGTTTTAATTATGAAAGTTTCAGAAGAAATCTTTTGGAATGCCGAGTATTCCTTTTTATTATCCATTTTAGCCAATAAAACGGCCTATGATAATTATTTAGTATCTGAACAACAGAGAATTATGAATCAAAGATGAGAGAGAAAGAGATTTCTCTCTCTTTTTTTTTAGAAAGAAGGGGGTGATGATATGGCGAAGAAAACAGTAGCTACTGTACAATTCGAGGCTGATACTTCTGGATTAAATAGTGGAATCAAAGATGCTGATAGATCTTTAGGAACTTTGCGTAATGAATTAAAATTAAACTCTACAGAATTAAAAGGAAACAAAGATAATGTAGATCTATTACAAGATAGACATAACTTACTTCAATCAGAGGCTGACGAATCATCTAAAAAAGTAGATTATTTAAAAGAAAAATTGAATTTAGCTAAAACCGCTTTTGGAGAGAATTCTACAGAAGTTTATAATTTACAGAATCAATTATTACGAGCAAAGAATGAATTTCAAGGAATCCAAAATGATATTCAAACAACAGATTCCAGGCTTGAAGAACTTACTAACTCTTCTAATCAATTAGAAGATTCCTTAAAAGATACAACAAGTGCTACAGATAAAATGGGTGAAGGCTTCACTGTTGCCAAAGGAATTATTGCAGATTTAGCATCCAATGTTATTCAATCGGCCATTTCATCTTTAAGAGACTTTTCTGGAGAAATGATTTCCACCGCAGCCAGTGTAAAAGCTGAAGGTGCTCAATTTGAGCAGACCTTTGGAGATTTTGCTGGAGAAGCTGAAGAAGCTATTAATAGAGTTGCAGATTCTACAGGAATCATGGATACCAGGTTAAAAGGGACGGCCACACAGATTTATGCTTTCGCAAGATCTTCAGGTGCTTCTGTAGAAGAGTCAATGCAGTTGATGGAGACATCTTTAATGGCCGCCGCCGATGGTGCAGCCTATTATGATAAAAGTCTAGAGCAAACATCCGATTCTTTAATGAGCTTCTTAAAAGGTAATTTTGCGAACGATGCACAACTTGGAGTATCTTGTACTGAAACAACTCGTAATGCAAAGGCAATGGAATTGTTTGGAAAGAAATATGCAGATTTAAGTGAGGTTCAAAAACAACAGACTTTATTAAAAATGGTAACTGATTCTCAAAAACTTTCTGGTGCAATGGGACAAGCATCTCGTGAATCAGACGGTTGGGAAAATGTGACCGGAAACTTGAATGAAACATTTAGACAGTTTCAAGCTACTATAGGAACACCTATTTTAGAAGAATTAGTTCCAATCATTCAAGATATTACAAAAGCCTTCCAATCCTGGATGAAAAACGTAGATTGGGATTCTTTTAGAAAAGTAGTTAAAAATATTTTTGGAGGATTAAAATCTGTTTGTAGCTGGCTTGCTGATAATAGTAGTGCAATTTTAACTGTGTTAGTTGGTATGACCGCAGCCGTTGCCTCATATTTAGCATATACTACAGCTATCAAAGTAATGAAGGATGGATGGATGGCTTTGACTGTTGTTCAAAAGGCGGTAACAAAGGCTCAAACGGCAATGAATGTTGTTATGAATATGAATCCGATTGGAATAGTTGTTGCAGCCGTAGCCGCACTTGTGGCCGTATTTGCAATTTTATGGGCCAAATGCGACGGTTTTAGACAATTCTGGATAAATATATGGAACAAGATAAAAGATGCCTTTGAAGCCGTTAAAAACGCAATTTCAAAGGCTATTGATTTTATAGTATCCGCTATTCAAAAATGGTGGAATATGGTTCAAAAATTTTATGGCTTTATTCTTTCCACTTTTACGGCCATTGCTAATTTTATAAAAAATACAGTTTCTTCAATAGTTGATGGGATAAAAAATACACTTCTTACTATTGTAAATTTTATAAAAAACAATATTATAACTCCAATTAAAAATTTCTTAACTCCGATCGTAACCTGGATAAGTCAGTTGCTTTCAAGTATTTTAGCAACAATTACTAGTATTATTGAAGTTATTTGGGGAGTTATTCAGGGGTTATGGACTTTAATTAGTACCTTATTTACAACAGCTATTGAGTGGTTAAATGAAAATGTTTTTGGACCTATCCAAGAGGCATTCACCGCTTTAATTGAAACAATTCAAAATATTTTTACTTCATTTATTGAAGGAATTCAGATAGCATTCACAACCGCATGGACTTGGCTTCAAGAAAATATTATTACTCCAATTCAAGAAACAATCTCAACAGTAGTTGAAACAATCCAAAATGTAATTAATGGGGCAATCGACGGAATCAAAGGTGCTTGGCAAGGCGTTTCAAATTGGTTCAAAGAAAAAGTTATAGATCCAGTAGCTAATTTCTTTTCTAATTTGTGGACTGGTATTAAAAATACCGCTTCCGATTGTTGGAACGGAGTTTTAAATTTATTTAAAAAAGGTGGAGAACTTTTCAATGGTATGAAAGATGGTGTTGTTAACTTCTTCAAAACAGTAGTGAATGGTTTGATTGATGGAATAAACAAACTAATCTCGATTCCATTCAAAGCAATTAACGGATTTTTGAATTCTATTAGAAATGCTGAATTTTTAGGAGTTGCTCCTTTTAAAGGATTATGGAAACAAGATCCTATTAGTATTCCAGAAATTCCAAGATTTAAAACAGGTATTGATTATGTTCCAAATGATTTCTTTCCAGCCTTTCTGGATGAAGGAGAGCGTGTCTTAACTAAAGAGGAAAATAGATTATTTGATTCTTTAGGAGGCTTTGAAGGTATTTTATCTTCTAAAATCAATAGTCAAATAGTCAATGTTTCTGTAGATTACAAAAATGATAAGATTAATGAATTAATTGATTTACAAAAACAATCTTTAGCTAAAGAGTGGAAGTTTGATGTTGATTCTAAAACTATGGCCAAAGCCACTAGAAATGCTGATGATGTAGAGTCAGGTAATTTGATTTCATTAAATAAAAGGGGGCTAGCGATATGATAAAGAGTATTCGTGCAAAAGGTAAATCATCCTATGAAGATTTTGATTTATATATTTCTAGCCGTTTGATTCCTTTTCCAACAGCTAAAGAGATTATCGAATCAGTTCCTTTTAAAAATGGATCTTATGATTTTTCTAGAATTGATGGAGAGATTGCTTATGAGGATAATGATATTTCTTATATTTTTGATATAGCAGAGTTTACTATAGAAGAAATGGAAGTTAGCAAAAAAAAGATTCTTCACTGGTTAGCAAGTATTTATGATGAAGATATTTACGATGATTATATACCAGGTTATCATTTTCATGGGACTTTTACTAATCCAGAATGGACCGAAGAGGCTTCACAGGGTGCATTGACAGCACATTTTAGAGTATATCCGTACATGATTGCAAATGTTGCTACAAAATATGAGACTATCTTATTAGAAAATCAGAGCCAAACAATAGAAATTACGAATAATAGTGATCATTCTGTTCCAACGACAATTACTTGTGATAATTCACTTATAATTACAAAGGACGGATTACAATACTCTGTTCCATCTGGTATTACTAAAACATCAGATTTTCGTCTACCTCCTGGAACATATAATATTCAGTTAAAGGGGCTTGGAAATGTAAAAATAGAATTTTATGAAGAGGTGTTGTAATGTTTAAAGTAAATATTATAAATGATAATATTGTAAGAACGATTCATGATTATTACATTTCAGATAAAAAAGTTTCATCGGGGCAAATTGTAGAAGGGATCAATTCAATTGATTCCTTCTCTTTTTCTCTTTATCCAGATAATCCTGGATTCAATTCTATTACAGAATATTCTACGAAAGTTCAAGTTTTTGACATGAAAAAGAATATTTTGGTGTTTGATGGAAGGATTCTTCTACAATCTTCTTCAATGTCTGATTCTGGACTTATTTGTAAGGAGATTACTTGCGAATCCGTTGCTGGATATTTTTGTGATAGTGTTCAACCGTATGTAGATCCTAAAAATTGGACTACAGTAGAACTATTGACCTTTTTAATAGAGAATCATAATTCTCAAACAGAGGAATATAAGCATTTTTCTATTGGCAATATTTCTTATTTACCGGAAGAAAACATTTATATAGGTATACAGCGTGGAAATACCTGGGATAATATAAAAACCAAAGTGCTTGATAAAATAGGCGGAGAGCTCAAGATTTATAGGCAAAATGGCCACTTATTTATAGATTTAGTAGAAGAAATTGGATATCATAGTGTAACTTCTATTGAAATTGGTAAAAATATGAAGGCTATTACTAAAGAATCAGATCCTTCTTCCTTTATTACAAGATTGATTCCACTTGGTGCAAAGAAAAAAATAAAAGAGGAAGATGAAAACGGCAAGTTAGTTGATGTTGAAACTGAAGAGAGAATTGGAATAGAAAGTGTTAACAACGATATTCCTTACATTGAGGATAGTTTGGCTGTTCAAAAATTCGGTATTATCACTAACTATCAAACTTGGGACAATGTAAATGATCCTTCTATTTTACTTACAAAGGCTAGAAAGTTTCTCTCGGATTCTAATAAAGTAATCCAAAAGTATTCAATAACAGCACTTGATTTAAATTTAATTGGATTAGAGCTAGATAATTTTCAAAAAGGTAATTATTATCAAGTAAAGAATAACTTATTAAATATCAATGAAGAGTTAAGAATTATAAAGAAAACAACGGATATTATTAATTATTCTTCCTCTTCTTTAGAATTTGGATCTTCCTCTAAAACATTAAGTGAGATTCAGAATAATAAAGAGAAGGATTTAATAGATAGAATAGAAACCATCGAAGCAAATTATGTTCCAAACGAAGGCATAACTCAAATAGTAGATGAGCAGATAAAAAATAATTCTACTATTAATCAAATGCCCGATAAAATTTTATCTGAAGTTTCAGAAACTTATGAAGCAAGATTAGTTAAAATTAATGAACAAGTTGAGGATGTAACTGAAAATTTAAATAGTAATTATCCAACAAAATCAGATATTGATTCTTCTTTTAAAGAAACAGAAGATTCCATTAAAATAATAAAAGAAGAAATAGTAAAAGTGCAACAAACTGCTTCTGATTTAAATATTAGCATTACTAATATTAATCAATATGGGGTAAATAGAGTAGTAACTACTACTGGTTACCGCTTTGATGAAAACGGTTTAGATATTTCTAAAACAGGTACCGAGATGCATAACTTAATCACTAATCTTGGAATGTTTGTAAAAAGAGATACAGAAGAAGTTTTAGGAGCTGATAACACTGGGGTTAGAGCTGAAAATATCACTGTTAGAAATTATCTAAACATAGGAAAAAATTCGAGAATAGAAGATTATTTGGATGACCAGACGGCCATCTTTTTTGTTGGGGGTGCGTAGTACATGTCTAGAACCGGTACAGAATTCGCTAGAATTAGTGGTAGTTATAAGACATACAATATAGGTACTTATCAACTTTCTTCACAAGATCTTTCTAATAATAAAAGTTATTTCCTATTAAGAGATTATTTTACTTACGAAGGGGGAACACAAGTATCATCTACTTATTCCACTTTTAAACTGGATGGTACTACTGTTAAATCTGGAAGTTATGCTTATTCTCCTGGTGATCATCAGTTAGGTTCTAAAGAAATTCAAGTAACGCATAATAATGACGGTTCATTTCCAGGGAAATCTGTTTCTATTAGCGTAGATTCATATCACATGAGCGGTTCTAAAAGCGGTTCGATATCTGGAATACCAACGATTCCAAGAGCATCATCAGTAACAGCAACTTCTGCTTGTGTCGAAGAAGCAACTTCTATTAACATTTCTAGAGCATCTAGTAATTTTAAGCATACTTTAAAGTATTCGTTTGGCGGATTAACTGGTACAATTGCTACCAATGTTGATATTTCTTATGGTTGGGTTATTCCATCCTCTTTTTATGAAAAAATGGCTTCTAAAGAGGCAGATTGTATTATTATTTGTGAAACTTATAACGGATCTGATAAAATTGGCGAAAAGTCTACCACCTTTAAAATAAAAGTAGATGAATCTAAATGTAAGCCAGATGTTTCTGCCACTTTTAAAGATGTCAATTCAAAAATTGTATCTCTTACTGGAAACAATCAAAAATTAGTTAAATTCTATTCAAACGTTCAAGTTGCTATGTCAGCAGCGGGAAAAAACGGGGCTACTATTAAAAGCAAGTCTGTTACCTGTGAAGATGGTAAATATAGAACAAGCGATGGAATTATTAATGAAATTGAATCTGGAAAATTCACAGTTAGTGCTATTGACAGCAGATCTATTGTATCCTCTAAAGATTATAATTTACCTCTTGTTGATTATATAAAATTATCTTTAAATGTTGAAGTTTATAGATCTCAACCAACCACAGGAGAAATTGTGGTTAAATTTAAAGGTAACTATTTCAATGGTTCTTTTGGCCAAGTATCAAATACTTTACATGTGTTATATCGTTATAAATTAACTGGCACTTCTAATTGGAGTTCCTGGAAAGAATTGAATCCGATAATAAGCAATAATACTTATTCAAATGGATCTAATCCAATTTCTTTAGGAAAAATATTTACTTACACAGAACTTTATGATTTTGAATTTCGTGCAAACGATAAAATTAATACAGCAAATGAAGTTCTATTTCCAAAGACAGTTTCAGCTGGAATCCCAGTTACTAACTGGGGTAAAAACAATTTCGATATTAATGTAGTTTTGAATATTCTAAACAAATTAGGAGAAAAAAAGAATATTTTAGATGTAATTGATGAAGTCATATTAGAAAGAGATAAAATTAAGCATCCTATTGGTAGTTTAGAATTTAATATGGTAGATGATACTAATCCAACAGATTATCTAGGATTTGGCACTTGGGAATTGATTGCAAAAGGACAAATGCTTGTAGGTGTAAATCCGAAGGATGAGGATTTTAATGAAGCAGGGAAAACAGGTGGAGAAAAGACACATAAATTAACAAGTAATGAATTACCAAAAATTAATGGTGGTGCAAAATTCAGGGATATTACTATATCTGATAGCAATACGATAATGTCTACTTGGGGATTTGCAACTAGAACAACTGAAGACTGGAGTGGAAGTCATGCAGCAATGAGTACTTCTAACAAAAGTAATTATAAATTAAATAATTTGAATTTAAATATTGGCGGGGATGTACCACATAACAATATGTCACCATATATAACATGTTATATATGGCAAAGGACCGAATAAAGGAAGGTGAAATAATATGAATAAAATAGATGTTTATGTAAATTTTCAAAAAGGAACATGTAAATGTTATGGTTCCCCAATTAGAACAGGGGATTATAATTCTTCTTTTTTGAATTTTATTTTTGATGATGAATCTGGAAACAAGATTTTTAGAATGATTTCTCCAAATGGAAATATTGCTTATCTAGGAGAAATTAAAAGCAGGAAGTTAAACCTATACACAATAGATCCTTTATCGCATAACCTTACCAGCTTATTTGATAAACCAGGAAAGTACATTTTTGAAATAGAAAAATATACAGATGAAAGCAAAATAACTTCTGTTTCCTCTTTTTTACAAGTTTATGAAAATATAATTCATATTGATAATATTGAAGATGTTTTTGAACATGAGAATGAGATTTTTTATAGCGATAAAGAAACATTTCGTTTTTCTAATAGAAAATTGATAATACCATCTAAAATTTTAGATGGTATTTTATATTTTTCACTAGTAGTTCCAAAAAGACTAGATCGCATTTCAAAAATAAGACCACTAATTTTAAAAGGATTTATTAATAACGATTCTGTCGATTTTAGGCAAATGGGAGTTGTAGCAACATATCGTCTGACGGAGAATATTATCCAGTTTGAAATAGATTTAAATAAAAATCTTTCTTTTGATAATCTTGATAGTATTGTCATAGATGATTGTTTATTGTATTTGATGGAAAATTTTGAGGCTGATTACATTCCTACAGCACAATATTTGATGCAGAATCCACTTAATATAGCTATTAATTATAAAATAACGAGAATAGCATCTTCTACTTGGATTAAAGAGGAAATTAATACAATAGAAGCTAATGAGCAAGGCAATTTTTGTTTACCTATTGGAATCTTTAAAATCGAAGTATCTGCAGAAGGATATAAGGATATTGCATTTGAATTAGAAGTAACAGAGGAAGATACAAAAAATCCATCCACAATTATAATCGACGATTTTGTTTTAGAAGAAAATCATACTCATACTCCGAAAATAGAGTATTTTCAAATAGAGGGTAATGATGATTACCATCTTGAAACAATGTTGTGTGCTGATTGTGAAGAGGTCATAGAAGAGAATCAGAAAGAACATAATTTTGATTGGGAGAATGGAGAATATAGTGTCAGAAATCCTAACTATGGTAAGGTTACTTGTTTAAATTGCGGTTATAAAGCTGATAAAACAAGACCAACTATAGAAAGTACGGAAGAGGTGAGTGACTAATGCTTTTTATAAAAGAATATTGGAGTCAAATAACATTCTTATTACCAATATTAATAGCACTTGCAATCTTTATTAAAGCGATGGTAGAGGCCGTAAAGTGCTTATTAAGAAATGATATTCTTGCTATTTACGATAGATGCAAAGAATCTAAAAGTATAACTAAATGGCAATTAGAGGCAATTGAGCACAGTTACACGTTATATAAAAAATTAAGAGGGAATTCCTTTGTTGAAAATATCGTAAATATCGTAAGAACATTCAAAATTGTTGATTAAAGAAAGAGGGTAGAAATTATGGATTATGAAATTAAGAAAAAAATAGCAAAATTAATTGATTGCAAGACAATTTTATCTTTTATTGTTGTTATCTCTTATACATTAATGGTTTTTTTCAAAATAGTAGAACCAGACTATAAAGATTTGGTTTTAATGATTATCACCTTTTATTTTGCTAATAAAACTGGTAAAAAGGAGAGTGAATAATTATGAATCCTATTTTTGGTATTGATGTTTCAAAATGGCAAGGAATTTTCAATTTCGCAAAAGCAAAATCTGAAGGAGTTAAATTTGCAATCTTAAGAGCAGGTTACACAGGTTCTTTAGATGGAATCTCTAAAGTCAAAGATTCCAAGTTTGAACTTTTTTATAAAAATGCTAAAGCAAATGATATTCTTGTTGGGGCTTATTGGTATAGTAGGGCAACAACTTATGAAGCTGGTAAAAAAGAAGCAGAATACATGTATGAAAATTGTTTAAAAGGAAAACAATTTGAGTATCCAATTTATATAGACATTGAGGATACTAAATATCAAATAAAAGCTGGTAAAAAGTCTGTTACAGAAGCTATTAAGGGGTTCTGTGAGTATTTGGAGCCAAAAGGATATTATGTAGGAATATATGCGAATAGTAATTGGTTTAAGAATTACATAGATACTGATTCTTTAAAAAGGTATGATAAGTGGATAGCGAATTGGGGAAAGTCAAAGCCAACATCCCCAGAAGCGGGAATGTGGCAGTTCGGTGGAGAAACTAATAAAATTAGAAGTAATAAAATTGCTGGAGTGACTTGTGATCAAAACTATGCTTATAAAGATTATCCTGGTATTATGATACAAAAGGGGATAAACGGGTATAAAAAAATAGAAGAAACTTCTAAATTAGATACAATACCCCCTATTTCTTCATCTGATACGGCTAATTCAAGTCAAAAGCCTATTGTTGATATAAATCCCTCTCCAAGTCTAAAAGTAGGTGATAAGGTACAAATAATCGATTTTGGAAATTCTCAAGCAAGTGGGAAAGGTAAAGTAGCTGGAGGAAAAGGTTATAAAAGATATATTACAAAAATATATAATGGGCAAGCATTTCCTTATCAGGTTGGAAACAAAGGAAAAACTGATAGTAAAAATACTACAGGATTTTATAAGGAAAAATCTTTAAAAAAAGTATAAATATTTCCATTTTTTGACAAAATTTGATAAAACAATACTATATAATACATCCCCGAAAAGGGGGCATTGGTGTGTATAGAGTATTAAATGATGAAGAAATCCAGAAATTTATCGAAATATATTTTCCATGCTGGAAAATCGATATTTGGAAAGTTAGCTGTATTATTTATAAAAATACAGTTGAATTTCTAATAAATGAACATTATTTATTTATAATTGAAAAAGGCGAGTCATAAGACTCGTCTTTTTTTGTTTGTCAAAAACTACTTTTCCTTTATATCAAATAATTTATCTTTATCTTCAGAATCCATATCTCTATAATCTGCAATAGAGCAAGTTGCTAAAATATCATAAGTTTCATAACAGCTTACTTCTTTATCCTCATCATATTCTGCATAAGATAAAGTGAATATTTTATCTTTATTGATTTGATAATTGTATGTACTATAATCTTGTAATATTTTTTTAAAACGATAAATAGCTTCACTCAAATTATCAAATTCTTCTCCACCGTTAAAAGAGGCCTCTTCTTCTACAATATATTTTTTCAT